CACCTTCGGGGCGACGCGGCATCCAGGGGGGCATTTTACCGGGAAATGTGGAACATCGGCGCATATTCCATCAACGATATTCGTGAAAAAGAAGATGATGACCCGATAGATGGCGGCGACCAGCACTTTGTGCCAATGAATATGGTGCCGCTCGACCGGGCGCTAAAAGACAACGGAGGAACTGACAATGAGGCCAGTAACCAAACACCGGCGGGCGGCGCATCCGCAGGCAAGAAGCTACCGCGTGGAAAACAAGGCCGGAAGTGAAGCCACGGTCTATTTGTACGACTATATCGACTGGCTTGGCGTGACTGCCGAGGCGTTCGTCAAGGATTTAAACGGGATCGACGCGGACACAATCCATCTACGCGTCAATTCGCCCGGTGGCAGCGTGTTTGATGCGCGGGCCATTTATACCGCGCTGAAACAGCACAAGGCCAAAGTCGTGGCTCACATCGACGGCATCGCGGCATCGGCTGCCAGCTTTATCGTGCTGGCCGCAGATGAGGTGGAAATTGTCGATGGAGGGTTTTTTATGATCCATAACGCCATGAATCTCGTTGACATTATAGGCTATTTTAACACCTCAGACCACGATCAACTATCGGCAGATCTTGATAAGAGCAAGCAAATGCTGGCGAAGGTAGATGAGTCGTTGGTCAATGACTATGCGAAAAAGACTGGGCTGGGCAAAGACGAGATCCGGTCCATGATGGAGGCCGAGACGTGGCTTGATGCTGGGGAGGCGGTTGAAAAGGGCTTTGCGGACCGCGTGTATGACGGCGAGGTAGTGGATGGTCGGTATGACCTGTCTATGTTCGCCAATGCGCCCGATGCGCCCGGCAAAAAGCACCAAAATGAACCTACGGAAAGAGAGCTTGAGCAAGCCCTGCGGGATGCAGGCCTGTCTCGGGCCAAGGCCAAGGCGATCATCGCCTGTGGCATAAAAGCGACGGCTGAGGATCAGCGGGATGCTGACACTCAACAGCCCCAGCGGGACGCTGGCGAGGGGTCGCGGGGATACAGAAACGACATGATACTTGCAAAGGCTGAAAATTATTGAACTAACTACTGAAATGGAAGGAAATACACAATGAAAACCATTACGCAGTACCGGGACGATATCTCCAAGATGCTCAAAAAGGCGGAAGATATCGACACCAAGGCGATCTCTGAAAGTAGAGATTTGACGGAGGGAGAGCTGGCGCTCAAGAACGAGCTGCTGGATTCGATTGAAGAAACGGAAAAGATCGTGGCGACCATGGAGCGACAGGAGCGGGTAAAAAAGCACCTGGAAGACCCGCCCGAAGCCGCGACGAGGCCCAAGCCGCGCAAGGCAGACCCTGATATTGAGATGCCGGAGGACTCCCGTGCAAAAGACAGGTTCGCGTCTTTCGGCCAGCAGATGGCCGCTGTGATGCGGGCCGGCGTTCCGGGCGGGCATGTAGATCCTCGGCTGTTCAATACACAAGGATCGACCGGGTTGAGCGAGTCTGTGCCGTCAGACGGCGGATTTCTTGTTCAGACCGATTTTGCAAACCAACTGCTCCAGGATACATTCGAGACCGGACTGCTTGCCTCCCGGTGTCGTGAAATCCAGATTTCCGGCAACTCCAACTCCACCACCATCAACGGCGTGGATGAGTCCAGCCGTGCGGACGGCAGCCGGCAGGGTGGAATCCAGGCATACTGGGCGGACGAGGCAGAGGAAAAAACCAAGAGCAAGCCCAAGTTCAGGCAGATTGAGTTGAAGCTCAAGAAACTGGTTGGTCTCTGTTACGCGACTGATGAAATGCTCGACGATGCCAGTCAGCTTGAGGGTATTATCCGTAACGGCTTTACCTCCGAGTTTGGGTTTTCGCTTGACAACGCCATTCTGCGAGGCACTGGCTCCGGCCAGCCCCTCGGCGTACTGAATAGCGGCAGCCTCGTGACCCAGGCGAAAGAATCCGGCCAGGCAGCCGACACGGTGGTGGCTGAAAACGTGATCAATATGTGGTCAAGGTTGTTTGCGCCGTCCCGAGCCAACGCGGTCTGGCTGATTAACCAGGAAATCGAGCCGCAACTTCAGACCATGATGGTTACCAAGACGCATGGCNCCGACGGCATCACTGGCCAGCTTATTTATATGCCTCCCGGCGGGATCTCTGGGTCGCCCTATGGAACCCTGTATGGCCGCCCGGTCGTTCCGGTCGAGCAGTGCTCCGCAATAGGCGATAAGGGAGATATTGTGCTGGGCGACTTCAGCAATGGATACGTTCTGGCTCGAAAAGGCGGCATGGAGGCAGCAATGTCTATTCATGTGCGTTTCATCTACGACGAAAGCGTGTTCCGTTTTGTTCTCCGGGTGGACGGCCAGCCTGTTCGCTCCAAGCCCCTTACGCCGTACAAGGGAAGCAACACCCTGAGCCACTTTGTCACCCTGGCGCAGCGTGACTAACAACGAAACCCGGCCCTCTTAACCGGGGGCCGCTACCATTGGAGGTATATCATGGAACTGAACGAAATGATGAAAATCGTGCCGTTGATTGAGCCGGCAGACCACGGCGCGGGACTTCTCACCCCGTCAGGGTTCAACATGGCCGATGCCCATCACGCGACCATCGTCTTGCTGTGGGGCGCGAAGGATGGCGACGCCGAATTTGAACTTGAGGCCGGCACCGCGCATGACACCTACGACGACCATGTGCCGTTTAACGCGGTACGCACGAACGTAGATTTTGTGGCCGCAAACGGCGACGTGTTGAGCCATGACCATAACCTTGAAACCGGCGAGGACTATTTCCACTCCGCCGCTGACAAGCGTATGACCGTCATTGAGATTCCGGCTGCGTCCCTGCCTGCTGGCAAGACGTGGGTGCGCATCAAGATCAGCGCAGACGCCACAGATCAGTTTGTTGCAGCCGTTGCCATCCTGCAACCGCGATACGCACCGCTGGAGACCGCTGTGCAGACCGCGTAAACCCGACAATAGGGCGGGCCTTCGGGCCTGCCCTGATTACTCGGAGGGAATATGCTGAGAGAAGAATTTGAGCAGATAAAGCAGCTTGTCAAGGGCGTTGTGGACCGGGAGAAGGCCGCTCGTCAGTCAGAGATCGATGAATTGAAAAAACGGATTGCCGCGCTGGAAGATCCGCCCAAAGAGATGTCCAAGCCAACGGCAAAGGCTGGTAAATAGCCATGTACCGACTTGAGCGCACGACAACCAGGAACCCGGCGATCCTCCTTACAGATGCCAAAGCGCACCTCCGGGTCGATCACGACACGGAAGATTCGCTCATTGAAAGCATCGTGCTCGCCGTGCAGGACATGCTTGAGCCCCCCGATGGATGGCTGGGTCGGGCGCTTGCCAAGGCTGATTACCGGCTGACATTGCCGGGCTTTGCCGATGTGATCAAGCTGCCTGCGCCGCCGTTTGTTGAACTGAAAGAGTTTAAGTATTTTGACGCGGATGGCGACGAGCAGACGGTTGATTCTGGCGTTTACCGGGTGGTCGAGCGCGACATTGCCTACATCGAGCGCATCAGTGGTCAATCGTGGCCGACGGTGGAATCGGGCCGGACGGACCCGGTGACGGTGACGTATACCGCCGGATATCAGGAACCGGTTGCGGCAGAGGGAGACCAGGAAGCCATAGCAAGCGAGGCGCCCGAAGCAATACAGCAGTGGATGTTGATGCAGATAGCTCAGTTTTATGACATGCGGTCGGCAATATCGCCGCAGCAGTTCCACGGCACGCCTTTTGTGCGCCACATGCTCGAATCGTGGAGGGTGCGACTATGATGGCCGGGCGGCTCGACAGGCGCGTCACGTTGCAGCGCAAGACCGTAACACAGGATGAGTACGGACAGGAGATCGAGACATGGACCGACCTTGCCACGGTATGGGCCGAGAAGCGAGACATGAAAGGGTCCGAACGGTGGCAGGCGCAGCAAAAGGTTGCCGAGGTTGAAACAACGTGGCGCATTCGGTGGCGCGACGGCATAACGCCGCTTGATAGGCTACTGGACGGCGATCAGGTATATGATGTAAGCGGCGTTGCCGAGATCGGCAGGCGCGAAGGGCTTGAGATCACTGCAAGCGCGAGGGCTGAGTGATGGCAAGGCGTGAGGCATTTCAGTTTAAAATTGAGGGCATGAAAGAGCTTGACAAGATGCTCAAGGAGCTGCCCAAGTCCACGCGAAAAACTGTCGTGCGAAACTCGCTTAAGAAGGCTGCAAAGCCCATAGCGGATGCTTACAAGGGAAACATCCCGCAGAGCGGCAGGGCAACCGGCAAGGCGCTGGTTAACCGCGTTGAGATCACCAGCAAGCTCAAGCCGTCACAGCGCAGCTTCGGCCCCCGTGACCGGACGATGGTTGAGATGTTTGTCGGGTCGTCTGCGCCCCACGCGCACCTCGTGGAGTTTGGCACCGGCCCCGATACCAGAAGGAAACAGGCCGGTATACCGGCTCTATGCCGCCCGCTCCGTATCTCAGAAATGCATTTGATGCAACCGGACGATGGTTGAGATGTTTGTCGGGTCGTCTGCGCCCCACGCGCACCTCGTGGAGTTTGGCACCGGCCCCCGATACCAGAAGAAAACAGGCCGGTATACCGGCTCTATGCCGCCCGCTCCGTATCTCAGAAATGCATTTGATGCAACCCGGCGGCAAGCCTTGGAGATCCTGCGTGACGAGATGTGGAAAAACATCATGCGGTCTGCCGAGCGCATCCGTAAGAAAGCCGTGCGCGGCACCCTCGGTAAGCGGCAGCATGCCGAGCTTTTGGCTAAATCCCGGCGGAGGTGGTTCCGATGACCATCGAGTCCGCACTCCGCAGTATGATCATTGCAGATGAGACGGTGGAGGGTTTGACCGGCAGCCGGGTTTATCCGGGGTGGTTGCCGCAATCG